TCAATTATTGATTCTTCTGAGAATTCCTGATCCATCATTTTCCTCCTCTTTGTTTTGGTTTATAATCTTATGGTTATTGTCGTTATAATCAAACATTGTTACAGCTGAGTATTTAATACCAGAGCTTACTGGCAGTGCGGAGTGAGCATATATGTATGTAGACGGAAAGAATAGAATATCACCCTTTTGTGGTTTAAACTTTAAATTAAGATTGGGAAACCAAATTTCTCCACCTTCATATTCATCGTTTAAGTATCCTACACTAGATAAAGTACAAGAGTAAGAAAAACCATCATCTGTGTGCACAGAAAAGTGTTGACCTTCTCCGTATCTAACAAAATTAATAGCTTCCATATAGTTCATCTTAAAATTAAATCTTTTTTCATAATCATTTAAACAGACTTGAAGAACAGAATTATAGTCATCATATACGCCTTTAACATCTTTAAATTCTTCCGTTAAATACTGCCAGTGATTTGGTCCAATTTTTAAATCTACACAGTCCCTATAATCAATCTTTTCTTCATTATAGCCAACCATTGCTTTTTTCCATTTAAAAAGATCATGAATACTGTTTTGTAGGCTTGCTTCTAGTCTTTCTGGCAAGTTAAAATTCTCTGGCACAGCGTTTCTATAGAGAATTATTCCCAACTTTGGTTCTTCTACATTGTAAATTTCCATTTTTACTCCAATTGTTAGAATGATATACTATATCACAAAAGATCTTATGACAACATGAAAAGAGTAGTATGTTTAATCAAGAAAAATCACTAGTTACACCTGGTTATTTTGGATCTAATCAAGACAACATTATTATAGTAGAAAACTTTATTGATAAACAAGATTTAAAAATAATTCAGGATTTTTGCTCAAAATTAAATAAATGGGTTGACACCGGAGAAAATCAATATGCAGACGATGGTACTTGCATCTATGATGCCTCGTACTGGGCGAATAGACAATGTAGTGGTGAGATAATAAAATCTTTAGATGTTAATATTTATTATTTGATTGATAAATATATACTAAAAATGAAATTATTACTTGAGAATACATTTAGTGTTGAATTATTTCAAAGACCTCCAGTAATAATAAAGTGGACTCCTGGAACAGAGCAGATGCCTCATGCTGATAAACAGCTTCCCGATGGATCGCCTAACCCATTTCCAAATTATGATATTAATTCATTATTTTATTACAATGATGATTTTGAAGGTGGAGAATTATATTATCCAGAATTTGATTTGGTTATTGAACCAAAACCAGGTCTTGCTGTAGCTCATCCAGGAGATATTAATTATTTGCATGGAGTAAAAAAAATAATTTCTGGAGAAAGATTTACAACTCCGTCTTTTTATTCTATAACAAAAGTATTATAATTTTTAGGCCTGAAGGTCACCTAAGGCGACCCAAGTATTTGATGCTCTTTTGATCAATGTAGCAGAAGACCATCTTGCTCTTAGTTTCAAACCTGGAGTTGCATTAACCGTAACACCTGAACCTGCAACAAGTGTTGTCTGACCAGTTCCTGTTTGAAGTATGCTTATTTGTGTGCCCACTGGAAAGTTTACAGAAGATTCAGGTGGAATAGTTAAATTATTTGCAGAACCTACATTTACCTCAACCATTTTATCTTTATCCGCAAGGACTAAAGTATAAGAAGCAGTTTGGGAATTAAAGGACAAATTACTAAGAGAAAAAGTATCTCTATCTACTGAAGTATAAAGATTACTTGTTGAATTATAGGTAACAAGATCTCCATTTGTAAAGCTACTAGTATCAAAATCATATACATCAATCATGTAAATGCTTGAATTAACCCAGTTTGTTCCATTAAACGCTAAGTATTCCCCTGCATTTGGAGAAGGAACTGTTACATTAGAAAGATCATCTAATGTTGCAGAACCTAGTGTTCCTGGAGGGCCTGTGGGTCCAGTGGGCCCAGTAGGACCTGGAACCGTCGACGTTGGCCCTGTGGGCCCTGTGGGACCTGGAGGGCCTGTGGGGCCTGGAACTGTTGATGTTGGCCCTGTAGGGCCTGTAGGGCCTGTGAGACCAGTAGGACCCGTTGGGCCTGTAGGACCTGTGGGCCCCGTAGGACCCACCTCAAGACCTGCTACGGCGATATAAACAGAGACTCTAATAGAATTAGAAGAAGGAGCAGAATCAAAATAAATGGTTATTGCATTACTGGAAGTTGCTTCCCAAGAGGTTAATATTAAACCGTATGGAGAAGCAGCTTCTCTAATCGTAACACTTACATCCCTGCTACCAAAGTTGTGAGCAATGGTATAGGATGTATTGGTTCCGTCTCCTATAGTTGCGTTATAAACGGTTCCTGCTAGACTAGCTGAACTGGTAAATTCAACAATATTGTTAGAGCTATTTTTGTAATATAATTTACCGTCGGCATAATTGAGTGCCAATTCACCATATTCTAAAGAGGTAGGAGTATTTGATGATGTCCCGCTATTTTTTAACTTTATAGTGTTTGGCATCGTGTCCTACTTAAATGCTGGTGGAAAGTACGGTGGAAAGTACGGTGGGAAATATGGAGGAAAATATGGAGGAAAGTAAGGTGGAAAATATGGTGGAAAATATGGTGGAAAGTATGGAGAATATTTGCTGTAATTAACATCCTCTTTTCTTGGATATACCGTATTTGCAACTGGATTCTGCGATGTTACGGAATCCAATAAAGATAGAAGCCCACCTGAAAGATCATTTAAATCAACATTAGTTACTGTTCCGTGTATCGAATTCAGCTGCAGTTAACTTTGCGTTTGCTGCAGTCTGTGAATCCCCAACAATATTTGGAACATCATTTTTTCTTGGTCCTGATGAATTTCCATTACTAATGGCCATATTTACTCCAAGGTTAAATGGTAAATTATACCACCATTAACTAGAATGTGCCACCATCAATTGTATAAGTATCAACACCAAGAGTGGTTCTAGCCGTTGCTGCATCTGCGTCGTCAAGAAGTCCTCTAATAAATGAACTTAGTGTTGTAACTGTTGCAGTTCCAGAACCAGTGAAGTATGGAAGCGCATCTGCTGCTGATGTTAAACCAGCTACAGCTGCAAGATTTGCATTATAAGCCTGTACGTTGGTGCCAATGGCTAAACCAAGATTGGTTCTTGCATCTCCTGCTGAAGTTGCTCCTGTACCACCTTTTGCTATTGCAATTGCGGTAGCATTCCATGTTCCTGTGGCAATTGTTCCTACGGTTGTAATTGTATTTTGACCAGCGTATGTTGAAGCAATATCCACAGAGTCGGTGCCAACAGTAATTCTATCTGCTGTTCCACCAACTGCCAATACTCCAGAGGTAAGTGTTAAACCAGCTCCACCAACAGTTGACTTAAGAACAACTGCATCACCACTAATTTCAATTCCACCATTTGCATCTACATTAACATTAAAGGTGGTTCCATCTAAGCTAAGACCAGAACCAGCACCATATGCGCCTGCACCAGAGAACTGACTCCATACTTGACTACCAAAGTCTTCTCCTACAGTATCTGTGGTTTGTACCCAACCAGTGTTTGCGTATGAGCTACCTTGCTGAACAAAAACTGCCAATCCATGAAACTCTTCGGCGGTGTTTGCATCGGAAGATCTTGTTAATGTATATGTGCTGCTAACAATTGCAACATCGTATATGCCTTTTTGGGTAGCAGTTGTTTGACCTGTTAAAAGAACTCTATCACCGTCTTCAACAGTGTGTGAATCAATAACCAAAGGAGTTGATCCAGTCAAAGCTACGTTTGCAGTTGCAAGGACATGAACTGCTTGCTTCCAGGATAAACCTGTAATTTTATTATCAACATAGCCCTTTGTTGCTGCATCGGAATCAGCTGTTGGCGTACCAAGATTGATAATCTTGTGACCATTAAGAGTTACCGAACCAGTACCGTCTGGATTAAGTGATATATTGCCATTTGAATTAGTTGAACTAATTTCATTTCCATTAATATTAATATTATCAACTTGAACTTCAGTTAATCCTGCCACTGAAGTTGTAGTGGATCCAAGAGTTAAAGTTGAAGAGCCGAGTGTGATTGTTGAGTTTGCAAGTTGAGCGTTGTCAACTCCACCAGACTTAATGGTTACTTCACCAGTACTAACTGCAAAGTCGGCAGAGCTAAATGAAGCTAAACCTGTTTCTGTTGTTGAGGCAGTTCTAATATTTGTAGAGCTTGCTGATGTTAAACGACCTTGAGCGTCTACTGTAAAGGTTCCCGAAGCAGTTGAGCTACCATATGTGCCAGCTGTAACGGCTGTATTGTCAAGGTTGATAGTTACAGTATCGGTTGCACCTGCAACTGAACTTAATCCTGTGCCACCAGAAATGGTAAGAGTATCAGAACCACTTGTTATTGTTTGACTAGAGCCAGAATCACCAGCAACTGTGAATGTTGTTGCCACTCCATTTATAGCGGTTGTAATATCGCTTGTTAATGCTACTGTTCCAGTTGCATTTGGAAGAGTGAGTGTATGGTCTGATGTTGGGTTTGCAACAGTAAGAATAGTTTCATAAGCGTCTGCAGAAGAACCTTCAAAGACAATGCTTGAGTCAGAAAGATAAAGTCCTGAAACGATTGGGGAAGTGATAGTTTTATTAGTCAACTCTTGAGTATCTGATGTGCCAACTACATTTCCAGTAACTCCATGCACTGAAGTTGTTGCTGATGAGTGAGTTGATACATAGCCTGAAGCAGTTGATTCTGCTGCGGTCTTAGCAGAAGCAGCAGCGCCGTATGCATCATAGGTATTTGCTGTTACTGAAATTACACCAGTTGAATCAGTGTAGGTAAGGCCAGTTCCAACTGAGTTACCTACTGCATCTTGTGCGGCTTCAGTAAAGTCAGTAATTCCGCTAGAACCGATTGATATTGTAGCTGTTCCAGCTGCTGTCAAGCGACCTTGTGCGTCAACTGTAAATGTTGCAACAGTGCCTGCAGCTCCATAAGAACCAGCTGTAACAGTTGTATTATCGAGATTAATTGTGATTGTATCTGTTGCGCCTGCGACTGATGAAAGACCTGTTCCACCTGAAATAGTTAATGTATTCCCACTATCAATTACTTGATTACTACCAGAATCACCAGCAATTGAAAAGTTTGCATAGGAGCCTGCTGAAATAATCGAATCATCAACATACTTCTTTGTTGCTGCGTGCATGTCCGATGAAGGAGCTGCTATTGTAAGCGTGCCCGAGAATGTCTTATTCCCAGTAATTGTCTGAGTTCCAGAAAGTCCTACGTACGCACCAGAGCCTGCTATGGCTGCAACGGTTGTGGCAGTTCCTCCTGCTCCTCCAGTTCCCTTACCATAATACAATACATCGTCTACTTCATTGTATGCAAGTTCTGCATTCTCTAAACTAGACGGTGCTCCTGCATTGCCAGAAGCTCTTCTTTTGATTCTAATTGTGTTAGCCATTTTTAAAAGTTTCCTCCATCGGTAAGATTGCCTTCAGCGTAGTTAACCCACTGAGAGCCGTTATAGCGTAATATATTGC